TGTGATACAACTATCATAGATACTCCTGTCTCTTGAACAAGTGTTCTAAGTCTAGTCATGATTTCATCCAATGCTCTTCTCTCATCACCATGTTGTTGGTCAGATACAATAATACTTATATGGTCAATGACTACATACTTACAATCTAAACCTTTAGCTAAGAACCTAACTCTTGAAACAATATTATCAATAGAGTTAGAACCAAAGTGGTCAAACATAAATACTCTACCAGTACCTACTGTTGCATCAAAGTATGTTTTCATTTCTTCTTTACTTACATGAACATCTGGTAAGTGTAGTCTTTGATTAGCTTCAACACTCATCAAACCTTTTGAAGTTATGACTGGTGTTTCTTCTAACATTAACAAACCTATATTATCTTCTGTTGATTTTATAATGTGATGTACTACTTCTCTCATTACTTGTGTCTTACCTAGTCCAGACCCTGCTGTAAATGTAACTAACTCTGAAGGTCGTAGACCATAAGTAATTTTATTCAAACCCTCGAAAGGATATTGAACAAATGATTTAGTGATTGGTTTTAATACATCATCTAATAATGTATTAGCATTTATAATTCCATCTGGTGCAAATACTTTAGCATCCCAAAATGTTTTATTATATATTTGTATTTTGTTTTGTGTTAAACAATCTGAAGCATCTTTAAATCCTTCAGGTAAATTCATTATCTTACATTTACCTGGTGAAAATAATTCTGCTACTTTCATTGAGCCTTCTCTACCATGCTCATCGTTATCAAAATTTAAAATGATATTATCAAAATTATTTTCTAACCATTCTAAACTTGCTTTAATATCTTTAACTGCTGAAGTAATTCCATTCTTAATACTTACAACTGGTGTATGATATGTACCTTTTAACATCATTTGATAAGCTGATAAACAATCTAACTCACCCTCTGTTATGATACAGTATTTATTTTTAGAGAATAGATGTTGACCAAACAATCCAGAATCTTTTGTATTACCTTGAATACTAAATTCTTTTAGCTTAGTGTATCTAGTTTTAGTTGCTATCTTTGAGCCTTGTGTATCGTGATATGGGTAGTAATGATTAGTGATAGTACCCATGCTATCCATCTTAACTGTGACACCAAACTTTTTACAGGTGTCTTCAGAAATATTTCTATCTATAATTTCTGCATAGTTAGATTCTTTCATGAAGTCTTTTACTTCATATTCGTTTTTACTTTTAGGTGTTGTTGGTTGTAGTTCCATATCATATTCCTTTATAAATTCTTGACATGAAAAACAATAAGCTGAGTTGTCTGCGTTAACAGATACTGCGTCACTACTAGAACATAGTGGACAGGGTAAGTGATATTTTACAAAACCTTTTTTATTTATTTCTTCCATTGTCGCCCTTAGTTAATTTTAATTGAGTCCAAAAAAAAGGAGTGGCAATTTCTCGCCACCCCCTCGGAGTAAGAAAAAATGAAAATTAAATTTCATTTCAACAGTTGGATAGTACTAAAAATCATCCTTGATGTCAACACCACTTGAAGAAGTTTCTACTGCATCAAAGTCTTCCCTAGGTGTGTACTCTACTAAGTCAATTACTTGTACTGCTTGTAAGTCTAAACCCATTCCCTTCTTACCTTTGAAGTTCCATTCGTATGGTTTGTACATTACTTTAACTTTACTTCCATTACCTACTATTTTATCTAGTGGGTTCTTAGCACCATCAACTAATTGTGGTTGAGTATTCTTATCACCATTAGCTTTCTGTACTTTTCTTTTGAACCTTACTATATTTGGAATAGTCTTTTCATCAATAGTAGTTTCACCAAGCGATATGCCTTGGCTCTTTAATTCATCTGCTGACTTATCATCAACTGCTAAATCAATTCTCCACATAGGTTCAAACTTTTCGTTTGGTCGTGTCAGAGAAGCCCAGTAAGCTGTGCCTTCAATTATTGCCATATGTATTTTCCTTTATTGTTATTGTTAATTATTATTTTACTTCTATCAAATTTCATCATCCTTGTCAACACTTGGCTCATCTTTTTTTTCAAGTATTTCTTCTATCTTTTTGTCGATGTTTAATTTAATAGTTTGTTTCTTGTTCAGCTTTTCCTGAAGTTCACCTATCTTAGAACCCATAGATTGAATATCAGAATTAGCCTGTTCTAATTGTATTAGAATCTTTTTAATCTTACTATCTTTCTGTATGATAGTCTCATTTAATTCTTGCTTTTCTTTTGTTAAGTCAGCTATCGTAGATTTATATTCTGTTAATAAAGCTTTCTCAGTCATTTAAATTTTCTTACTCCTTCTTTTATAGTCATCCTATTTATTCTTTTAATACTATCACCTGATTTACTTAATCTTATCCAATTAATGTGAGTATCTTTAGAAAACATTTTTACAAAATTATTTATTGTCCATTTATATATGTCATTTATTTTACCAAAGTGATTGTTTATAGTATCTATATGCCATATATTTTTTCCACTATCCCAATCAAATTTTTTAAGTACTCCTGTTTGTTTAAAATTTTTTTCTACTTCATCACTAAGAAATGCCCAATTAGTAAATGCATATGGAATACCAGTATTTTCATATTTAAATAAATGATATTGTCCTAATGATATGCAAGGTATTAAATAATCAGCTAATTCTTTAGTGGTCATATGCTTCCAAATATATTGTTGTTTATATAACTGAATAGCTTCTTGAATATCATTTGATTTATTCATTATATTGAATAACATCCTTCATTAAATAATTCTTTGATTGGAATTACTACACATTTAGATGCTCTATAATCTCCTATGTTTTTAGTGTGTGTCTTTTTATATTTCTTAACTATCTTCTTTAGTCTTGATACTCTGAAGACTAACATACAATGTTCTTTGCCACTAAGTTCTAAGATATGAAACCACCATTTAGATTCTGTCTTATCTATACCTGAAGGTTTATCTCTGTACTCATACTCAATAGCAATATTGCCTGTCTTTCTCCACCAACTCCTTTCAGTTTTAATTTCAACTTTACTTCCTTTAAGTAAGTCGGCTACTCTCTTCTCTCTTATTTGTCCATACTCTAAGTCTAAATCAAACTTAGTATTCTTTCCTGTTGCCATTAGTATTTTTCCTGTTGATGAAAGCTACAAATATAATGAGTTAAAAACTTATGAATATTTTTATTCTTAAAAAGTTTCTTAGCATTAGCCTTGTGTAATTGTTTAAACTTTCTGATTATAAATGTTGGTTCTAAATTTGCGTAATCGCATATCTCACAAAAGTGTGAGTCGGTTTTTGAAAACCAAGCCTTAGCTTCTTTGATGATTTGTATTCTACTATTTCCCCATGCATGAATATCTATATCTAATGCATCCATGATTGCTCTAACAATAACACTTCTATATAATAATACTTCAGGAGTTATTGCCCTACCTTCGCCTTCACTTATGTTGTGAGTTGTGCTATTGTTCAATATCATATTTCATTTTATCAAACACCTTTTCTAATAAAGACTTTTTATTCTGCTTTATAATCTTCGAATGAAACTGTTTTGTTCTTAGACTTTTCGCTATCGGATTTTTTGATTTTAGTTTTAAATGTTTCTTCATCAATCTCTTCTACTGTATGTCTACTGTGTTTCACTTCCTTACTAATTATATTTGAATATGGACTCCAATTTATTTTCTCTTTAACTTGTGCTAATGTAGTACCTGAATTATAATAATCTTCAACGCATACATCTACATTGACCCATGTTTTTTTTAAGAAAAATTTATTGCTCATATTGGTTTGTCCTGTCTGTTAAGTTATGTTGGATAAAAGATTTTGTCTTTGTTTTAAAGACAGTATCTCTATTATACATTATAACTTTTGTCTTAGCAACCTCTCTAAAAAATAAATATTATGTAATAATATCAGTAGTTTAAAGAGGTTCAGGGTGTTGCCTTTCTATTGTAAGTTGTATTAATATTATGATGGTTGATGTCCAGTTTCTAAGAACACCTTCCATTCTTTTCTAAATGCAAAATCACATAAGTCAAACTGTGTCATTGCATCTTCTAAATCTATTGCATTAATAAATAAATGTACATTAGTTTTAATATTGTGAAACATATAAACATTATTGATGCTATCAACTTCATGTCCACAATCTTCATGATTTTCTTTTTTCTTTTTCTTAGCCATTAATATATCTCCTTTGATAATGACTTCATTACTTGTTCTTTGATAATTGATTTAACTTTTTTGTTTCTAGTTCCTCTACCAAATCCCATAACTTCTACATGGGTATCAAACCAATCACTACTTTCTTTTTCTTTATCTATTTTTTTCTTTGTTGTTTTTCTTTTAGTCATGCGACCTCCTTTTTTATTTCATAATGTTTTATTATTTTATTTAACTTATCTTTTTTTATAATACTATAAGGTAATATAATTTTAGCAAACTCTAAAGCTTTTTTATGT